CGTTAGCGGCTCCCTGTTCTGCAATAAATGCAGTTCTTACTGGATAGTCTCCACCATTTGCTAAACGATTAAGTTCAGCGGTTATTGATAAACCAGGAATGCTTGCCATTAGTTAGCCCTTCTTTTAACTGCTGCGTTGTCTACCAAATTAGGATATGGTCGTCCTGCTGCTCTTGCTCTTGCCTTTGCTTTAGCCTTTTGTGCTGCAGTCAAAGGTGTTGATTTCTTGTTAGGATTCTTCTTGTCCCAGAATGCTTTCTTTTTCACCACTTCACCTTGTCTGCCCAGTAGGCTGCTGACATCTTTCCTTTAGCAATATTCTTTGCGTGTCTAGCCTTAAATGATGCTTGACGCTTTGTAGGCTGCCTATCTCCAGTAACGCCCTGTTGACCAAAGCGAATAGTCTTAACCTGGTTACCTTCTTTAGCCACAACAACGTGTGACTTCTTAGGGTGATTCGGTGTACGCTTAGGCTTGTTAAAGCCTGATACTCCTGCTCGCTTTAGTCTTGGGTCCATTATTTTTTCTTCGCCTTCTTAACAGTCTTTTTCGCTTTCGACTTGCCTGCTTCAGAGAGAGCAATAGCCACAGCCTGCTTACGAGATTTAACAACTTTGCCACCTTTACCAGAGTGAAGTGTTCCCCGCTTGAACTCGCCCATTACTTTCTGAACTTTGTTTTTCATCGTGTGCCTGCGCCACCCTTGAAGCCTGGAATTTTTGTAACGTCGTAGTTATACTTTTCCATAAGTAAGCGGTAAGCCTTGTCTTCTGCAGACTCTCCGCGAAGCATACGAGCACGCTCTGTTGCTTGCGTACGAGCATCATCTGCGGTCTTCGCCTTAACCTTAGGCTTTGGTGCTGCTGACTTTTCAACTTTTGACTTTGCGTTTTCAGCAGAACGTCGCATCATATCTTCCATATCCGCCTTAGAGGCTTTCTTTTCAGCCGAAGCGCCATACTTTGCTTTTTCTTTTGCAAGAGTATCAATCTGTGATTTTACAGATTTTTCGCTAAGACCCAACTTACGCGCTGCAGCATAAAGACGAGAAGTATCCTCAAATCTATCTTTGCGTGTTTCTGATGTATCTCTAATACCAGTTATGTAGTTTTCAAATTTTTCTTCTGGTGTTTTGCCAGTAAATTTAACTCCACCGACTCCACCCACTTTAGAGTATGCGCCTTTTGGCTTCTTTGCACTTGGCATAATTACTTCATCCTCTTCTTAGCGACTTTTTTAGCAACCTTCTTTTTAGCAGCCCTCTTAGCAACCATCTTCTTGTCAGCCATCTTGGCTTCCATCTTTCCCTTTGCTGTGTATGGGAACTTCTCTCCATTAACCATTGGCATTATATTTGTCCTATCTCTTTCATCACTTCGACGGATTGTTTGGTTATGTTTTTTGCAGTTGGCATAGTGTCGGCGTTGTAAGGTTTATTAAGAACTTCACTTGCTGTGTATGCCTGTTGGATATGTTTGTGCGTTGTTCCTGCTGGTTGAATACCTTGTGCTCTTGCTTCTTTGTAGGCATTCAATTCTCCGACCCACTTCTTGTCAGATATATCTCGCTTGGCATCGCCAGTAGATAATTCAAGAAGTTGTATCTTGCAACCAAAGCAACCTTCTACATACTCTGGATGTGTCTGTCTTTGATGTAATCCCATTTGTCCCTATGCCTCTGTAAAGTTTGCCTCTGTGACTCCAACACCACCAGCAATTAATGCTGCTTTTGTTTCATCACTTACTTGATAGTTTCTTCCACCTTGATACAACTCTTGAAAGGTTGGTAAGTCTGAGTCAAGTATGTATCTCTGTTGGGAGTAAACTCCGTTTTGCTTTACGATGGAAACACCTACATCTAACTTGTAGAAGTAAAATAGGCGTGAGCCACCGCCAGATGGACCTTCGCGTACAGTGGGTGTCTTGAATATCCAAGTAGTCATTAGTTCTCCTTAGTGAACTTACTGATGAGCAGAGGTTTCCCTCTGCCCACCCGTCAATCAACTAATTACTTAGCAGCGATTGATGAACCTGACTCGATGCGGTATAGTGCCTCATCGCGGTAGATTGCAAAGCCGAGTACGCCGTACCAACCCATTGGGCGGAAACGCATCAACTTATCAGTTACGTTACCAATAACAACGTGTGGTTCTTCAGCAACAGCCTGAGCCATTGCTTGCTTTCCAGCCACGATTGTATCGAATACGCGAGTTACTGGAGTTACAGTTACTGTTGCTCCAACTGTTACTGCTGCAGTGTTTGCTGTGTCAACTGTAATGGTTGTTGTTGAACCACTTGTTGAGATAGCAGTAATCTTTGCACCAGATGCAATACCTGTTGCAGCAATCTTGTCGCCAACTTCGGCGCGAGATGCAATAACAGATGATGAAGCAACACCAATAGTAAATCCTGCTGATGTTCCTGCAACTGTTGCTGTTGTTGTTGCTAGTGCTGACTGGTCTGCACCAGTCTTAGCGTTGAACAAACGTGCTGATTCTACGTAGAATGCACCTTCGTATTGTCCAATTTCTCCAGCATAGATGTTCTCTGGTGTGGAGTAATTGTGTGGGTCGCGCCATCCTGCTGCGCCTGTCTCTGCACGTAGGTCGTGTGAAACTTCTGGGTGGATACCTGTCCAGTATAGTGAACCCTTACGGTATGCAGCCTTGTTAGCACGCAACTTTGCGACAGCCTTGCGGATGTCTGGTGAGTCGATTGTTGCAGCAGCAGTGATTGTTGCTGTTGATGTCGCTGTTGAACCACCGTAGATTACGTTGCTTCCACTGCGTAGTGTTGTCATTGCAACCTGGTCGATTGAATCTGCAAGGTTGAATGCGATGATGTTAGCAATTGCTGGGTCTACATCTGCTAGAGAGAATAGTTCCAACGCACGTGTTACAAGAACAGAGTTACCGTACTCGTTAAGAGTAATTGTAACTGTGTTAGGTGTTGACAATGCTACTGCATCTGGGTCAACTGTCTCTGTTAGTGTGCTTGTTGCTGCTGTTAGGTCCTCGTACTTTTGTAGTACTACTGTTGAACCTGGGATTGATTGCTGTGCTGGAGTCTTGTCTGCGACTGAACGAATTAGTGGCTCTGAACGGAGAGCGAACTCAAGAAGACGGTCATACGCCTTCTGTACAAGACCTGCACCGCCGACGGTACCTCCGAGAGAAGTACTGCCTGTGGATGTATATGCGTTAGGCATATGCGGTCACCTCCAAGTGACTATGAACGGATATTATTGTTGTGAGCGTAGAATTGCCAGAATGTCTTCTTCAGACGTTGCCTGTTGCATTCTGTATTCAATGTCGTTTGCTCGGTCAGGGGTCATAGCATTCTGGGTAACCAAGTCCTGGTTGCGTAATGCAGCGCGGTCTTGTTGTGTTATTCCTGATGCCTCTTCGTTAACCGTTAGTCCGAACAAGTCTGCATTATCATCGAGCCAGTTAGAAACTGAGTCTTCGTTAATGTCATCCAAGTCCTTCATTACTAAACGGGCTGCTTTAAGATTGACGCCCTTCTTTTCTAGTACTGACTTGACAATTGCCTCACGCTGCGTCTTGGAAAATCCCTCAAGTTGCTCAGTAAGTTCTTTAATACGCTTCTCATCTGCACGCTTGGCTTTTCGTAACTTTTTAAGTAAGTCACTTCCATCCATCGGTGCTTCTTCGATTGTATCTAGGTCATCGTCTTCGTCGTCCCAGTAGTTGTTGCTCATAGCAACGCCACCCTTCTATTCGTAGTTAGTTCGCAAGCCTCAGATACCATTCGGGGAAATGGTCTGGCTCTTACTCCCAGTCTGTTACGCTGGCGGGGCTGGTCGGTCCGCTCAGGATTCTGTTTTAGATTACGCGATTAGCACGAGATTGGGACCTAAGTGCTGTAGGACTTGTCCCAGCCTTGCCCATAAATCGTGCTTCTTCTTGCATTGTTAAATCTTCTAGTTTCTTAAGTTCTGCAGCAGACTTATCAATTACTGCACTTGTTAGACCAGAAACACCTAGTGACTTAACTCCAGAGATTTCTGCAAGTTTCTGCTCTGTCTCTCGTGCACGAGAAATCTGACCAAATTGTCCTAATGTGCTAGCAAATGTGCCACCAGCCTTAGCAATCTGTTGTGCTCGTTCATTTGTAATTCCACCAGGTAAGGTTGCACTTACGCCAAGACCTTGCTGCTCTGCAGCACTGAGTACTTCATAACCAGCAAGTTCTTGCTGTAGTTGCTTAGCACCCTTGTCACCAAGAGCCAAAGCCTTAGCAAGTTGCACTCTGTCAAGAGTTGGAAAGAATCTTCCAATAGTCTTCTTGATGGCATCTGGTGCTGTATCAATGCGGTCAAAAATGTCTACAATTCTATCGCCAAACTGTGTAGCATTTATACCCTTGCTAAGTACATCTCCAAGGAACTCTTCATTAGCCAATTCACCTAAATTAGATGCCTTGAGAATGTCTCCCATCTTGGACTCTGTTGCAAAGTATTCAGCAATAGTTGGCACAGTAACTGCCTTACCTGCTTGCTTCATATCCTGAAGTGCATAGATTCCTCTAAATCGTTTCGTAAAGTCAGCCATTGCTGGGTTATTACGAGATTCAAGAAGAGCCATATTAAATGCTTCTTCTGATGTGGCTCCAGCCTTGTAGAACTTAGATACAACTTTGTAGAGTTCGTTAGCCCAAGGCTTAGCCATTTCTGCTGCACCAAAGAAAGTTGCAAGCGTTTGCTTGAATACATCTGATGCTAAAGTAGGACC